GGGTTATATTCTGCGAAACTGTAAGGGAGGTCCGTCATGGACAAGAAGAAATCACTGGCGCCGAAGAAGTCCCCGCGACCCATGGATGCAGAAACGGGACGTGCAAACGCGACCCTGACTCGTGCTATGGGCGGTGCTGCAGCACGTGAGCGGCAGGATGCCGAGGCCGGGCGCATGGACGCCAAGCCTAAGGCCAAGGCCAAGGCTGGCATGAAGTCCAGCCCGCGCCCTAAGAAAAACCCGATGTACTGAGGTGAACCATGCCACTTATCACACCTTCGCTCAACACGAGCATCCGTGACGTACCGCGGGTTATCTGGAGCGGCATCGCCTCCGGCGACACGTTCGACGCCTTTACGCTCTGTCAGCAGTACGGACTCGCGGCTTCTGTCCAGATCACCGGTACGTTCTCTGGCGCAACTGTGACGATGCAAGTCAGTAATGACGGCACCAACTGGGTCACAGCGCGAGACTTGAGCTACACTGCGGTGTCGCTTACCGCCACAGGTTATGTTGAGCTGACGCTCTCCGCGGCCTACATCCGGCCGTCGATCGCTTCTGGCACTGCCACTGGGCTCTCTGTGATTATGGTCCTACGGGGTTCCCATGGGGTTTGACCTGCCGGTTCTTAACCGGCTTCGTCGGTTCGGCAGCGGCGTTATCCCCGCAAGCCTGTTTACCAACGCCGAACCCGGCGTGTGGTATGATCCGTCTGACATTACAACTCTGTTCCAAGACACCGCAGGCACAACGCCCATAACCGCTCCCGGCCAGACTGTGGCCCTGATGCGGGACAAGTCTGGTCGTGGTAATAACGCCACGCAGGCCACCGCCGCGTCCCAGCCCACCTACGGCATTGTCCCGCTGGGGGGTCGCCGGAACTTGGGTTTGATGACATCCTTTACCTCTGTGACGGGGACCGCTGGCTCCCAAGTCCCAAACGCAACGGGTTGGTCAAACGTCATCAACACTGGTGGCACAAGGACATATGTTGCATCCAGCCAGTTCCCCGGCGATCAGGCGCTTGATATCGCGGGCGTAACTGTGGCGCGCAACACGATTGCCTACACCATAACCCCGTTGGCCAGCACCACTTACACGGTCTCCTTCTGGATTGAGAGTGTGAGCGGCGTCAACGGGTTTGTTTCGTACGCTATTGGCGCGCAGACCTCCGGCCAAATCAACGATCCAACCTCGACTGGAAGGGTGTCGTATAATTTCACAAGCACTGCCGCCGCCGGTTCTGTGCAAATCCGTTTCGGCGTTGGCGCGTCTGGTAACGCAAGCGGAAGCATTCGCATCAGCGGTATTCAGGTCGAAGTTGGCTCCACCACCACCGCCTACCAGCGCGTGACCACCCAGTTCGACGTAACCGAAACCAGCGTCACCTCGTTGTCCTACCTGTCCTTCGACGGCGTAGACGATGGCATGGTCACGTCCACCATCACGCCGGGGACCGACAAGGCGCAGGTCTTCACCGGTGTGCAGAAGCTGTCAGATGCTGCACAGAAGATTGTTGCAGAGATGTCTGCGACTATTGCGTCGAATGCGGGCGCTTTTGCTCTTACTGCACCAAACAGCGCCGCTGCAAACTATAACTTCAGCAGCAAAGGCACGACACAGACTGATAATGTGGTGACAACGTATACTGCCCCGATAACAAGCGTTATCAGCGGCCTTGGCGACATTGCTGGTGCGTCAAACTTAATCCGCGTGAATGGCGCACAGGTCGGGTCAGTCCTTACAACCCAAGGCACGGGTAACTATCTTGCCTACCCGCTCTACATCGGTCGCCGTGGCGGCACCACGCTGCCCTTCAACGGTCGTATATACAGCCTGATCGTGCGCTTTGGGGCTAACCTGACTGCTGAACAGATCGGCGCGGCAGAGGCTTGGTCCAACTCGAAGACAGGGGCATACTGATGGAAATCACAACTATCGCCTGCCCTCCGGGGTTCACTGATCCCAACGTGAACCCGGAGACCGCCCCGATCTGGACAGATGGTACGATCAATTACCAAGTCGCCTCTGGCCCCATGGAGGGCTACACCACATCTGACCCTATCCAAGCCGCGCCAGATCGTATCAATGTGGTCGTGGGTATGGACGGCCTAGATGCACTCGCAGCAATGGGGTTGGTAGTCGTAGAGCCAGCGTTGCAAGAATGAACAGTTGTGTGTAAGCTACGGACAAGGAGTAACACATGGCAGGTCTGACAATACTTCGCGTCGTCGGTAACGATGAGCTTGTTCGCCAAGAGCGTGAACAGGCCGAGAGGGACCTTGCAGCGCGGCAGAGCAGCCCTGTCATGCTCGGCATCACGGCTTACCTCAAGCAGTGCTGGGATGCAGCGCGCATCTCGCGTGACCCCATCACCGACATCATGCTCATGGCCATGCGGCAACGCAACGGGGAGTATGAGGCCGATAAGCTCAACGCCATCAGGGCGCAGGGCGGATCGGAAGTCTACATGATGATTACCGAGGTCAAGTGTCGTGCGGCCGAGAGCTGGCTGCGGGACATCCTGCTCGACAACGGCTCGCCTCCGTGGGACCTCGTCCCGACACCCATCCCAGACCTGTCGCCCAAAGAGTCAGAAGAACTGCAGCTGGCCTTCGCCGAGCGCGTGATGGAGATTCTGCAGTCGTCAGGGCAGGCGCCGAGTAAAAGCCAGATCGCCGAGCTTAAAGAGATGGTCGGGCAGGAGTTCCGGTTCAAAATCTTGCAGGCGGCGCAGAACCGCGTCGACAAGATGCGGATCAAGATCGACGACCAGTTCGCCCAAGGCGGCTGGGCAGACGCGTTCAACGAGTTCATCACTGATCTCGTGACTTTCCCGGCGGCGTTCATCAAGGGGCCGATCGTCCGACGCCAGCGCTACCTCAAGTGGGAAGGCAGCAAGCTCGTTCCCGGTGAGCGCATTGCGCCTGAGTTCGAGCGCGTCAGCCCGTTTAACATCTACCCTGAGCCGGGCATCACACGCATCAATGATGGCTACCTGTTTGAGTACCATGAGATGACGCGGACCCAGCTGGCCGATCTTATCGGCGTGCCGGGCTACGACGACCAAGCCATCCGCAAAGTGCTGGAGATCGGCAACACCCAGTCGTGGGTGCAGGAGTGGCAGAAGGACTCACGCGAGGAGGAGGAGCGCAAGTTCCACACCGAGCTGCGCCCGACCGAGGTCTACGACGCGTTGGAGTTCTGGGGCAAGATTAGCGGTCGGATGCTGCAAGAGTGGGGCATGACCGAGGAGGAAGTGCCCGACGTCGACCGCGAGTACGACGCCAACATCTGGTGCGTTGGGAACTACATCATCAAGGCGGTGCTCAACTACGACCCGCTGGGCGAGAAGCCCTACGCCAAGACCAGCTTCATCAAGCAGCCCGGCGCCTTCTGGGGCAAGGCCATCCCCGAGATCATCGAGGACATCCAGAACGTCTGCAACGCAGCAGCCCGGGCTCTGGTCAACAACATGGCGATTGCCTCCGGGCCGCAGGTCGAGGTTAACCTCGAACGCCTGCCCCCCAACGAGGACATCACCCAGCTGCAGCCGTGGAAAATCTGGCAGGTGCTCAACGACCCACTGGGTTCGTCGGCTCCGGCAGTGCGGTTCAACCAGCCCAATGACAACGCCAACACGCTCGTGGGGGTCTACGACCGCTTCTCGCGCATGGCGGATGACCACAGCGGCATCCCGGCCTACATCTACGGCGACACCAACGTGCAGGGGGCAGGACGCACCGCGTCGGGCCTGTCCATGCTGATGGGTTCCGCGGGCAAGGGCATTCGGCAGGTGGTGATGCACATCGACAACGACGTGCTCAAGACCATCGTGCAACGCCAGTTCGTCTACAACATGCGCTACGATCCCGATGAGTCGATCAAGGGCGATGCACAGGTCGTTGCTAAGGGCGCGGTTAACCTCGCTGTCAAAGAGACGGTCAACGTCCGCCGCGTGGAGTTCCTCAACGCCACGGCCAACGAGTTCGACATCAACATCATCGGGCCGCAGGGTCGCGCAGCGCTGCTGCGTGAGGTCGCTAAGGGGCTGCAGATGTCGGTTGATGACATCGTCCCGTCGCGTGAGAAGCTGGCGATGAACGAACGGCTTGCCGCTGCAGCGCAGCAGATGCCGGCACCCGGTGGTGGGCAGCCTGCAGGGCAGAACATGGACCTCGCCGGTGCACCGGCTGGAGGGACTAACCTAATGACCGGGGGGCCGCAGTGAAGCAGGCCACACCCGAAGTAATCCACGCGCTGGCTAACAGCGTCCGTCAATACCCAGTCATCCAAGAATGGCTGGGAGAGTGGCGGATGTCTGAGCTTGAACGGCTGCCCAGCGTGGGACAGAACGTGACACTTGCACAGGGGCGGTGTCAGGTCTTAGGCGAGCTTTACAAGCTCGTCAGTGAGTCCCCTGACTTAGCAGCAAAGTCCCGTAGGGGCAGCTGATCCAACCACGCACACCCGAGAGGAGCGTCCAAATGGCTATTCCCGCGCAAATCCGCAAACAGTCCGAGGCTGTCGCGAAGCTGTATGAAGAACTCAATCCGACCGACGAGGGCCAGTCCCCGGCGGAGGGTGAGGCCCAGCAGCCGACCGAAGCCAACGGTGAGGGCGGTTCTGCCGCTGAGTCGGCGCCTGCAGAGCAAGGGCGAACCGGCACCACGAACGATAACCCGACCGCCGAGCAGCGGTATCGTACCCTTCAAGGTATGTACAACGCTGATACGGCCCGCCTCCGGGCGGAGAACAATCAGATGGGTCAACGCGTCACTCAGCTCGAACAGCTGATTGCGTCGCTTTCCGCGCCCCAGCAGGTAAACACTGCACAGGTTGCCGCGGCGAAGCTCATCACCGACAAGGACGTTGAGGATTACGGCGACTCGATTGAGGTCATGCGCCGTGCCGCCCGCGAAGAAGTTGCTGCATCGCAGCAGGAGGTCGCGGAACTCAAACGGTTGGTCATGCAGATGCAGACCACTGTCGTCCCCAAGGTGGAGAGCGTTGCACAGCGACAGGCGCTTAACTCTGAGCAGATGTTCTGGTCTGAACTGTCGGCAGAAGTCCCAGATTGGCGTGAAATCAACGCCGAGCAGGGCTTCCACAACTGGCTGCTTGAAGTCGATCCGTTGTCGGGCGTAGCCCGGCAGTCGTACCTCGACAACGCGCAGAACCAGCTGGACGCACGACGGGTCGCAGGGTTCTTCAAGACGTGGCAGTCAATGAATGGCGGTTCTGTTGCTCAATCACCTCGGAGCGTAGCCAGCTCTCAACTCGAAAAACAGATTTCCCCCGGGCGTGGCCGTACCTCAGCGAGCAGCATGACTGCCAATGAGGCCAAGGCATACAACCGGACGGACGTTGCCAAGTTCTTTGACGACGTGCGCAAAGGTCTGTATAAGGGGCGTGAGCAGGAGCGTGACCGGATCGAACGCGACATCTT